TAGCTTTTACAGATGAGGCAACGAGTACCAGTGACCAGCTCACGTACTCGATAACGAACGCCGCAAAGCAGTTTTTTGACCGTGATGTAGCCGTCGTGACCCAGGCACGCTATGACGAGCTGCAAAGCGTGACGATCACCGGGACTCCGACCGGAGGCACTTTTGTGCTCAGGTTTGGAGGACAAAACACATCTGCACTTAACTGGAACTGTACTGCTTCACAGATGCAGACTGCATTACAGGGACTGTCTTCCATTGGCTCTGGTAATGCCCTTGTTACGGGAGGCCCAGGACCAGGAACGCCATTTCAGGTGGATTTCACTGGCACGCTAGGATATGCCTCGCAGTCGCTCATCACACTGCAAACAAACAGCTTGACTGGCGGTTCAAGCCCAAGTGTGGCTATTGCCGAAGTCAAGGCAGGCTCGACCTGGACTACGATCACGTCAGGCTTTACGCTCTACAAAGTCTATGCTCGTGCTGTTTTCGCTGTAGCACAGGCAGCAACCACACAAGTAAGATTTCATTCAGGAAACTACTATGTCATCACGACGATTGGCAATGCTTCAAATGGTGAGTTTGCTGGGAAAGTAGCGACCGATGACACGACTGTCTTTTCGACAAATGGCAGCGAAACTAGCATTCCCACAACCTTCTCAGGAACGCTTAAATTCTCGACATTCCACATTAGCTCGGCACGCGTGATATCGCTTAAAGCGCGAGATTTGCTTATCCTTGATGTACAGGACAGCGGGGGGGATATCCATACTGGATACTGCTGGGCTACTGATAGCAATATCAAAATTGATCCAAAAAAGGCTAATCGTGAAGATTTGACCTTTAAACTTACAGACGAATTTTATTCAGCTTAGGAAGAAAATATATTATGGGCAAAGTACACGCATTACGAGCAGCGTTATTCAATCGCAAGCTGCAAGAATTCCCAATTGATGATCCCATCCCTGGACTGGAGGAATTTACAGGACAGCTCTCTGTTGTGGAGCTGACCGGAACACAAACATCGCTTGTCAACAGATTGGCCGTAGTGGAGGACGGTACGAAAGATCCGATCCTTGCACAAGCAGCAACCGTGTGTATGGGGCTCATCGAACGCGAAACAAAAGAACGCATTTTCTCAGATACAGATTTTGAAGGAGTAGCAGGCTTTGGTCTTTCTGTCCTCAAGCCAATTGGCGACCTGATTGGGCAAATATCAGGGCTTGATCAAAAGGGATTTGAGGAGATGAAAAAAAACTATCAGAGTCGTCACGCGAAAGGTTCGAACTCTTCCTCTACCGGGAACTCGGAGCAGCCGCAAGCGGACTAGATGTTGAAGAATTCTTTGACCGGATGAGCAATCGACAATTCATGCAATGGCAAGCGTTCTATCAGATTGAAGAAGAAGAACTAGAAGAGAAACAGGCGCAACAAAAAGCGGAGCTAGACGCAGAAAGGTGAGAAATGGCCGACACAAACTTAGGAAATATGTTTGTGACCTTTGGCGCAAATCTATCGGGTCTCCAGGACGGGATCTCGCAAGCGAAGAGCCTCCTGAGCGGCTTCAGCTCATCGATCCTTGACATGGGAACCAATTTCAAGAATATCTTCAGCGACTCTTTCTCAAGCCTGCCAACAATAGACACAGGCGAAATCACGAGCGAATTAGATGAGATAACCAATGTGGCTACGGTTTCATCTGATGCGATTTTAGAGGTTGGTGATGCCTCAGACATTGTGTCTGAGAAGATCGTAGAAGCATCTAGATCTACCACAGGATTTAAAGACAGTCTGATGCTGATCGGTAGCTCTGCTACGCAACTAGCGCAGAATGTTGGAGGTGTGCTCGTTGGGCGTCTAAGCATTCTCGGTAACGGGATAGCGGACGTTGCTGCAAAAATGGCCAATGCAGCATCAGGACCAATCAATAATTTTATCGGACGTATTCAGAATATCTCCTCTACAATTGGTAGTGTTGCGTCTAGCGCATTTGATGCATTTTCAAGCAAAGTACAGGATATTTCGTCTACCGTTGGCGGTGTTGCGTCTAGCGCATTTGATAGGTTTTCCAGCGGCGTACAGGATATTGCGTCTAAGGTTAGCGACGCCGTATCGGGCCCTCTCAACGCTTTCTCTAATGGTGTGCAGCAAGTAGCTTCAAATATTAGTGATGCCGCTTCAAATGCGCTGGATAAGTTTACGAGCAGTATTCAGACAATAAATTCCACTATCAATGATGCCGTATCAGGCCCATTAAATGCTTTTAAGAGCGGTATACAGGATATATCTTCTAAAGTTAGCGACGCCGTATCAGGTCCGTTGAACAGTTTCACCAGTGGTGTACAAGGTGTTGCATCTAAAGTCGGTGACGCCGTATCAGGTCCGTTCAATAGCTTTATCAGCAGTATTCAAAGCTTTGCGTCAGATATCGAAGAAGCAGCTAGCGGTCCGTTAGCAAATCTTATCAGCGGCATCAAGAGCCTATCATCCAATCTCAGTGAGGCGGCGTCAGGTCCGTTGAACAACTTCAAGCAAGGTGTGTCTGACATGGGCTCTAGCATGGGAGGCATGTTTCAGCAGGTGCTTACCGGATCAGACCGACTGGGGGGGTTGCAACAAGGTTTCTCCAGTGCTATGTCTGGCATAACGAGCTTCATCGGAGGAATAGGGGATGCTGCAAGTGGTGTGATGAATTTCGCGGGTAGCATCATTCAAGGTGGACAGCAGCTTTACATGTTTGCTCAACAAGCCATTTCGACTGCACAAAGCCTCTTAGGTCCTGCTGAATCTGCTGAAACCATGCAAACCGCATTTGAAACCCTGATGGGCTCAACAAAAGCCGCAACCGATGAACTCGACAAGCTCGACGCTTTTGCATCTAAGACGCCATTCAAGACGATGGACATTGATCAAGCCGCTTCTCAGCTCATTGGTTTTGGTGTGAATGCAAAGGACGTAATACCGGATCTAACATCTATTGGTGATGCGCTCTCAGCAGTTGGTAAAGGATCAGTAGCCAACCTTGATCAGGTCGTTGGTATCTTTGGCAAGATGCAGACGAGCGGCAAGCTTACGAGCCAGGATATGATGCAATTCTCCAACGACGGAATCAATGCCTGGGGAATACTAGAAAAGCAAACAGGGAAGACACAAGCTCAATTGCAGCAGATGATATCAGCGGGTGTTTTTCCTGCAAAGGACGCAATGGCGGCTCTTACCAAAGGTATTGAGGCTAATCCACTCTACGCTGGTGGCATGGCAAAGCAGTCCGCAACGATGGCTGGTCTCCTGTCTACTCTCAAGTCGAACTGGGACCAAATGCTTGCGTCATTCGGCTCACCGATCCTCAAGGCTCTTGAACCAGTGATCGGAAATATTGGCAATGCGCTCTCCTCGCAAGGTTTCAAGGATTTTGGTAGTAATGTTGGAAAAAAGGTTGCAGATGCGTTCAAGAGTATTGGCGATTTTGTCACGAAAAATGATATAGGTGGCAAAATACAAGAATTGGGGAAAAATCTAGCTCTCTTTTTCAGCAATCCAGATGTAAAGACATTTGCAAAAGAGGTAGGGGGAGATCTTACAACTGGATTTAAGAATTTTATGAATGCAGTGTCTTCTCCTGAATTTGGCACATTCATGAAGGATGTCGGGGCGTTCGTGACCGGCGCTCTCGAAGACTTGTATAACGGCATAAAAAACGTTGGGCAAGCTGTAGTGAATACAACAAACTTCTTTAAAGATCATAAAACGGCAATGGATGCATTAGAAGCTGTGCTTTTAGCCACGGGCATTATCATTGCATCTATTCTTATTCCTGCTTTCTTTGGCTGGGCCATTGCTATGGGCGGCGTTGTGATCGAAGCATTAGTTCTCGCAGCTCCTTTCATCCTCGTGGGGGCAATTATTGCTGCTGTGATCTTTGTTATTATTCTGGCTATTCAGCACTGGGGAGATATTGTTAAGTGGCTACAAGGCGTGTGGTCCGGGCTTTCTGACTTTTTTGGCGGAATAATGAATGGTATTGTAGGAGCGTTTAAAACAGGTATAAATTGGCTTATCGACCAAATCAATGGATTTATCAGCGGCATCAACTCTATCAATGTTGCTGGTTTTAGTGTGCATATACCGCTCATTCCTCATCTGGCAACTGGTACTGAGAACTTCATCGGTGGCCTTGCTCTGGTCGGCGAGAAGGGTCCTGAGCTTGTTAATTTGCCAAAAGGAGCCAA